TTTGGCATGACTATTTCTTTCCTTTGCCACCTTTACCGTAGCCACCACATGATTTGCGTTTTCCGTATTTCATATTTTTATCTCCTATTTAACTTGTGAACTTCCGAAATAAAAACCCAGTAAAGCCAGCATTCCTTGCCTTACTTCTGGCAACAATACGAACCCTTCTAAGTTCTTCCATTTGTCTGATCCTATTCCTAAAAATTTAAATATCCCTAATTTGTTTGCTTCAACGGTTACTGGTATATCAAAGAACGCCATGATAAAGGGAGCAAATACGACTGAGAAAAGTATACAGATTGCAATGAAACGTCTGATCCACGCTCCTCCTTCTCCTGTTCGTTTTGCTGCTCTATCTGCGGAATCATCTGATGCTCCTTGTTTTTTGATCATCGCATCAATAGCATTTGCCTGGATGTTCATTTGCGCTGAGATAAGTTTCATTACAAATCCCGTGACGCCACCCCCAAGCATTGCCACTAACTCTGATGTCATTTCTTCTTGTTAATCTCCCTAGCTATTTTGACGATAGAAAACCCCATAAAAATTATTGTGCAAGCTGATGCCAGTACAGACAATATCTCATTGGTTCCAGCTAAGAATATACCTGTACCTGACCCCAAAATTCCTATCATTGATCTTTCTACCACGTCTTCCACTTTTCTCACTTGTTGTACGTTAATGCAAATTGCTTCAACTTACTTAATGGAAGCTTCCTAAGCTCTAGGTCGCTTTTAAGTTTTTGCCTGTTCTCTATATTAAAACAATCTTTGTCAAAAAATACGTAGTCCCTGAAAGTTTCGTACTCCCATCCGCTTTCTTCACAGATGGAACCCAGTATCCTTTCGTAGTCACTAAGGGCCAAGAACCTATCTCCATTAGATCCACCTATTCTTGTTACGCCCCTCATGATCGTTCAATGATTAGCCGACCCAGTTCGTCTCTGTACGTTCTAATTGATAATTTGTTTTCCTGCAATGGGCCAATGAAAGAAATGGGTTTGCTTGGAACTATTTCACCACCCATGTTCGATGGAGCCAATGGGGGGTAAGTGCCAACTGAGACTATATTAGTAAATTCAGATTGACCAAATTGATTCCACGCCAAAACACGGTAGCTTAATGTAGACCCGATAGGTAAATAACTATCCAACCAAGTAGATACATTTTCATTTGTTGCTCCGACTAAAGCCCAATCAGCATCATCCACCTTACGCCACACCTCAAACCCAGCCTCATTTGTGCTGT